TCCGCCGTTCGTCGCTACAAATCGGGAGTCGGTTCACAAGGTCTTCATCATACAAACCCGTCTCAAGCAGAGTCCGGCGGGGCACTCGAATCTTATCGCCAATAAATGCCGCGTCCCGGAACATGTGATCTCGACAATTCGGGTCAATAACGAAGTTGTCAAAGTCTACCTTCTCAGTGTAAACGGTACCAGGGTCAAGAGATTCTTGGCCTTTATCATCGTCAAATACCGCAACGCTTCCGGATGTGGTGAGGCCAGTTTTGAGAACTCCGAGTGTGAATAAGGCGTCAACGATGACACTCCGGTAAGTATTTCGGATGTCAATCTGCATGTCGTGGTTATCAAGGGCGAGTCCGAGAAGGTTTGCATATTCCCTCGCTTGCAGATAAGGGGTCATTACCGTATGTTTGGGGAACGACATCACCATTGTCGGGATCAACACACGGATGGCGTTGAAGATCAGATTGATCGGGGCCGTACCTACCTCGCCCTCAGTCTTATCATAATACGAACCGCAATACTCCTGGATGAAATGAACCCGCGCGGCCCGGAAGGCGTCCAGGCGTTTGAACCCGCGCTGCACGGTAAGTTGGAATTTCCGTGGACTGATTTCATCCGTGTAGCTCATTACAGCGTCCCTCCATAGATGACGCTATATGTGCCGGCGGTAAGCGCCGTGAATTGGAAAGTGATCGAGTACATTGGCCCCGGCAGCGTGAAGAAGAATTGTGTCGCCACGTTCGCTGGAGCAATAAATGGGAACGGTAGGCCGCAGGGTAACGCCTGAGCCGCGGATGTTCCGTCTGTGGCACCGAGTATCTCGCAACTAATTGCCGATCCAGACGGCGCGGTAATCGTCACGCTACCTTTTAAGTCGATGCTAGTAACAGTGATGACGCTAGAAAGAGTCGGCGAAGTTGTTACGCCGGTTACGGTTTGATTAAAAGTTTGACCCACAGTTACTCCGGTAGTTATCTGAACGCCTTCACTAGTCCACGAATTAAAATAAGTATCGGTGACGTAGACCCGATACCAATATTTTGTATTCTCCGCCAATCCCGAATCAGCATAAGTAGTTACTGTGCTTCCTGTTCCCACATTCGCATACGTTCCCGGCGAGCCGCTCACATCGGGTGCGCGTTGGAATTGGTAAGTATATGGTCCCACACCTTGCGTTTGGGTCGTCGTACTGGCAAATGCTCCACTCCCAGTAATATCGGACATTGTGACGGGCTGCACATTGCCGATCTGACTCGTAGAACTTACTTGATATCCAGTATCATTGGTAAGGGATACCGTCGTCCCCGTAGCGCCACTCGTTATCTCACAACCCTGAATCTGTAGATTTGGGGTGTTACTGATCGTTATTCCGGTTCCAGTCGTAACCGTGACGACATCTCTGACAACTTGCGCGCTAACCGAATTTGGTAAATCAATACTTATTCCGGTTTGAGTGCCCGCAGAAATAGTAAGATTATTGCATTGAAAATTAAGCGCCCCTGATCCACTGTAGGTTACTGCTGGACCGTTTAAACCCGATCCGATGGAAAAAGCATATGTTCCCGAATCGCCCCTTGTAGTCCCATACCCAAAGATATTGGTTGCGGTTGTAAGAGCCACTACTCCGCCAGATACATTTGCAGTGCTGGTAGTTGTGGTCTCGTAGCCAGAACAATACAAACTGTTAGACTGCCAAAGGGCTGCCAATGCAGCCGCCTGCCCAAGTGTCGCTAGTGCGCCACCAATAAAACCCCTACTGACGGTGCCGGTTCCCGCAGAACGATCCAATGTCCATGTATTAGCCACGGTGCTAACGGACATTATTTCATAACGGCCGACAGTCAATCCAGTTCCCGCTACGATGTTTATAATATTGCCCGCATCACCAGTAACAACCGTATATCCCGTAAGGGTGGCCGTCGTCCCGGAAATTACACAGGTGTTACCACCGCCAGCGAGATTGGAAGGGTATCCATACGTCCCATAAGTTCTATCCACCCCGCCGCTGATCGTCGAATCAAAACCTCCACCGTTCTCGTCGTATTGAAGTCCGTTTTGATTGACTTCGATTACTGTGTTGTAATTAATAGCCATTATGCGCTCTGCAATTCTGCAAAGTTAAACCGCTTCGGATACCGGGCGCCGCCCTCTTGCGTTTCTAACTTTCGACGCTTTTTCCATTCAGCCAATCGGTGCCCAAAGGATCGTTGCGGGACAACCCGTTCCATGTCTCGCCACTTGGGCATTTCACTGAGGGCCAACACGGCAAGCATGTCGGCAATAACGCGATCTCCATGAGTCTTACGGGCGCTGGCGCTTTCGGCGACAAGTTCAGCCGGCCCGATTCCACCGTCATCATATCGGATGTAGGTGAGCGCTTCGTCCAGGGCTGCGGCACTTCGGTTAATGTATTTGCCGTGGGCATAAGCTCGGCGTAACAGTCCAAGGGCCGTGGCCTTGGCTTCGGTATCCGACCGCCATCCATAGCGTTTGCCAGACTTCTCAGACAATGTGCCGCTTTGCCGACGAAAATAAACATAAGGATATTTATACGTTCGACAAAGCTGCCGCCCAAAGTCCATGCCCGGATCACCATTGTTCTCCCAGATGATAAGAGGGCGCCGGTTACGTCCCCCGACCCATATCGCGGCAGCGCATGTGATGCGCGCCAATTCATACGGCGGGGTGTTCGCATCCGCAAATTCTGCAATTTTCTCTCGTGTCTCATTGCATGTCACATTGATAATGGAGTTACTTGCGCCCTGACCCTTGCTGATATCAATCGACAAGGTATACGAATAACACTGATCCGGCCGGCCCTTAATCAAATGCGTCCAGATCGACCACGGCCCTGTGGCGAAGTTCAGGGATAATTTCAAAATACTTCTACGAGAGATCGCTTCCACGACATCCTCGTCGGATAGCCGGGATCGGAACTTAATTGTAGCGTGTCTACGAGGCGGCTTACTGAATAAGCGTTTGTGCTGCTCAAGGATGTGAGCTTCAAAGAATGTATCTCCTGAACCGATGTGATCCATGTCGAGTTCGGTGGCAACTTCTTTGGGGGTGCTGGTTGCACAGTACTGATCGTACCAGGGACTTCGGATGTGCCACGCACCGTTTTCATCTTGCACGACATATCGGCCGGCTCCTTTCTCTGGATGTTCCCACCAGGGCATAACGAATACCGGGATTGACCCGCTCATCCGCCATTTGCTATATGCCGTGCCGGCGCCCCAGGGGGTTGAGGATACGAGTCGGCATGCTGTCACGTCCTTCGTGGACTGCTTGATCGCCTCCGCTTCCTTGACCTTGGCGAATTCATCTAAGTAGATCGAAGTGCGGCGATCTGATGAGCCGGCAGTTGCGTTCGCTGATTCCGCATCTATTCGGGTCTTCGTATCCAAGTTGACAATATGCAACTTCTTTCGCAACAGTCTTGGAAGCATCCATGAAGGTAGCCGAGACAGAATATAATCTATTTTTCCAAAGAGCGTACCCGGATCGCTCAGCGTCCCAAAGGGGTAATTTTTTGGTAATCCGTCGAGCGAATCGCATGCATCCTCCTTGCGAGAGATCATCAGATGACTCTCGTACTGTCGGAACAAAAGTCGATGAGTATAGACCGCTATGTGCATCCATGTTACTCCCATGTCACGGGACTTGTCGGTCAATAGCGAATCGCCCTCATCAATGCAGCGTTCAATGTCCAGGATTCCCACGTCCTGCCGCGGCCATGTCACGAAGGGCAGATGCTTCGCGTCGGATTGTTTAACCTTGCCACCCTCGCCGGCCTCGAAAACCCGGAGAGTGAAAACGAAGGTGTTGATCCAAAACAAAATGGATTGGCTGCACGCGGTATAAAGATCGCGCTGCACGTCCTGATCCTGTTCCGCAGCTTGCAAAAGTCGAATGCGGTACGCAAGATTTCGCTCCGGTACCTTGGGCACACGCAAGCCGGTAATGGGGCATTCCCACATGTCGGGTAACACAATGGGAGTTAGGACGGGTTTCTCGGCAAAGGCGTTAGCCACGAATTCCAACTTGCACTAATGCGGACAATGGCCGGTGTACCGGGGACATCCTGGGCATGGCGCGAACGGCCGCGGCCAGCTTAACTTCTCCCGTAGCCCGGCGCCGGAGAAAGTCTTCGGTCTTGCCGGCTTGAA